CTCCAAGATTGTACCAGCGGTGTACGAGGATCTCCTTAATAGAGATTCTCGATCGGCCTCTAAGGTCATAGTTATTACCATGACCTTGGTCAATCTGCTTATCAAGGGAATCAATTACATTAGCGACACGACGCGTGCCGTTGATCGGATCGATACCTCTTGATCGGTTAGCCTGAAGACGGGCTAGTAATAGTCCCGTCCCTTCAAACTTCTGGCTCACGCCAGCAGGAACTACTGCTCGAGTGAAGAATCCTTCGATTCCATCTGGGGCAGTTGCTGGGGTGGATTCGTCGAAATTACTGATGAATCCACCTTCGCCGACTCCGAGTGGGATCTTGAACCGAAGCGGTTCTGGAACCCGTCGAAGAAGACGAGACCAACTGTACCGAAACCGAGCATCACAGCCGTAATAAGAATTACGACGATGAGCGAGATAACGGATACCGTTAGCCAGCTTGTAAATTGCCTGTACATTTTGAAGTTTTTCCTTAAGGAAAATAGGCTTGCAGTCAACCCCATCGAACCAGTGAGATCCACAAGATTCTCGGAAATAACCGTCAGAATAACTTTTCTTACGATTAACCTTGAACCCAAGGAACGCGCTGAACGTGGAAAAGACTTCATAACATCCATTGGGAATGATTACATCATCCCCAAAGACACTTACCTCTGAGCCATGATAGCCCAAGAGATCTTTAACCGCTTCAGCAGCGGCAAAGAATATAAGTGACTCAAGCTCAAATGTAAAGCCGTTCCCCATACTGGAGAACTTCTGCCATCTGAGCACAGAGCCGTTATGAAAACCGATCTTGGAACGACACAGATCCATTAATCGAAACCAATCGTGAGGTACTAATTCACGAACAACTTCGAGGGATATGCTGTCACTAGCAGAAGAGAAGTCAACTGTAGATAAACCGGTATCACCACTTTGTAGTGATCCCTGTTTAGCTAAATGCTGATTTCGCTCTTGCGAAGTCAAGTCAATTCCAAACCGACGAATTCGGCGGCTGATCATTTTGCCAATCGCTTTCTGAAACCAGAGATTAATCCCTGGTTCGACGGCGATGACCCGATCAGTCTTCGAATTCTTCGGCACCGTAACTATGGAGTTTCCTCCGACATAGTTGAACCTACTTTCGCCATGTTCGAGCGTCAGATGGTCCGACCAGCCGGGGTAGGCCGTGGAAAACCACGGCTCTACTAGGAGGTACAGGTCTCGAGTTATTCCATTTTCTGAATGGAACTTATTGACCGCCGAGACGTGCTCACCCTTGAGAAGAGTGGTTACGCCCGGGCCCCAATTCGCCATCTCAACGAATTCTTCAGAATGGAAGGAACCAAGAATGCTAGCGATTTTCTGCGCGGTTGCGTTAAGCAGCCACACATTGGACCCCTGGAATTGGGGATCCAACGCTAGGTTCCGAAACCTAACATTCGTCTGCGCACACAAGTTCTCAAATTCGAAAAACTTGGAAAAAGCGGCCTGTTCCTTAGAAATTGCTAACTCAAAAAAGTTAGACTTCGAAAGGAATTCGGTCGCAAGGTACGCATCGCGGAAGTCGTACGGATCGTTAAAATCCGACGGCCTGATCGTCCGGTTCACCAGTTGCTCTAGCTCATTGTTTTTATACAAGAGCCAGATCGATAGTGAAAAGGGATGATCGATCGCAGAAAGAAAGTTGAGAATAGAATCATCAGTTACTGATGCAGGCACTCGATGATTGGAAACTAGCTTAGCTAGTTCCTTATTACGCCTCTTTGAGGTCATAATATACCCTTACGGTTGGATAGGTTGAAGAAGCCGCTAATTAATAAACGGTTTCGAAGTTCTTGACCGCTTCGGTCGAGACAGCCAGGGCATCGAAATTCTTGGCGTAGGCAATGAGATCACTGCGCTGCGCCAGAGTCGAACGCTCAGGCAAAACCCATTCAACGTTCTGGATCATGTTGTACGCCAGGGTCGGCGCCGGTTGAATACCGGTCGTCGTCGACGGCGACGTCACTTCCAGAACAGGGATCACGAGCTTGCGAGTCACCTTGAAGTTGCGGGAGCCTTTCGAAGGCTCCTTAACCGACATGGTGATGGTGGGATAACCAAGGGCGATACCGCCCGAGCGATCGACCCACTTCGCAATGCCTGCAGCATCGACTTTTACGGGGCTGAAGGTGTGATTTACTGGCGTGGCTTGGCCATCGGCCAGAGTCAAAGCTGCGATTGCAGTCATTGGTATTTACTTCCAAAAGTTAATAAGAAGGGCCACAGCATTAGCTGCGTGACCAAGAGAGAGTGGGTTCTTGAAAGAAGGTACGGTGTTCGAAGGGAATGAACCCAACGGACCTCGACTAATCTTCAGGATATCCACAGATTGGTCGGAGACGCGTTTCAGCTTGCCTTGGATAACTCTCTTGCGAGAAGTCGTCTGATGGTAGTAAGAAACGATCCCTCCGGAATGGAAACTGAGGCCATTAGTGGCATCAATTCTGCTCAAATAATCGCCGATAGGATAAAACCAATCGACAACAAATGAGTAGGGGACAATCTCCCATGCAACCATTAATGGATTTGACAATCCATTAAGGGCAGCACGGCGCGCAACAGTGTTCTCCATTGTGAACGTACAAGACGTTTTGACCTCACAACGGGAGTTGGCGACTTCGGTATTCGTTCCAGCGTACGTATAGTTAGTTACGCTATACTGTTTAACACTAGAACGAGTCTCAACATGCTTACCGTAAGCATGGCCTACAAAAATAGGCGAGACGTTATCCGCAATCTCCTGGGCAGCATTATATGTGTCCATGAGAAGCGGCTTCCAACCGTACTGAAGTTCTAACCATGCAGAGGCTTGTGCCTTTGCAAGGTCTTTCTTTGCCGTCCGATTAAACCGCCTCTGTCTACGTCTTGACGGAGCAATTCCCAGGTGACCTGCTGCTTCGGCTAGTTTCCCATGCCGGACAGCAGAATACGCCTGGTAGAATTTTGTAGCGGTCTGCGCGATCATATTCATAGATTTTCCTGATTCAGCTAGGAAAGTTCCCATATTGAGCTTTTGGCTCTTTATGTTAGCCAACAGTTTTTGAGAAGCAAGCTTCTCAGTCTGGAGGATAAGTGAATCATCGGCAGGAGCGGAGAGTAGAGGATCTTCTTGGGAGTAACCAATGACACCATCGAGAGTATAAACCTCTCCAAGGTCCCACGATTCAGTACCAAAAGGATACAACCTAGTTTCTTTGTTAAAAGTAAACTGGGTCCAGGGTAACGGTTGCCCACTGGATACTCTTGAGTGATAACCAGGTAAGTTGTTACTTACTCGGGTCATAGTAGTCGTCAAGCGGGCTTGCGTAGTGGTCTTACTCGAAACGACAACATTATTTCTAATGGTGCGTTCGAGACGACCACCCGTAACCGTAGTTTGACGATTGCTATAACTTTCCGACATGGTATCCTCAACGGAGCGCTTACAAGAAACCTAAAAGAACACCTTTAGGCGGCGAGCCACAGCGAATCTTCCACTGCAGCAGGGAGGATAAGGTGAAAAACCCTTAAACTCTATCGCCCGTTCATTCGGGCAATAAACCTCCGGTCCGTCGAACTTTACCAAAATCCAACATACGGTCTACAGTCAAATCAACAAGTTGATCAACTGTTAGGCCATGTGAAAGGCTGAGAGAAAATACTGTCTGATGTATAATAACACGCTGTTCATCATTACAGCTACTTGCCTTAGCTAGTAGCCGTTTGATGATGAGCGAACGTAAAATTGTACTCGACATAATAATCCCTCTGGTAATAGTTTGACGGAAC